GGAAGATGAATGTCGAAAAAAGAAGTGTCTCCAATATCTTTAGAGAATCTAAAAAACGATATTCAAAGTTTTGTTGAGAAGGTAGCTGATGAAGCTATTCAACAATCTGAGACATATTCGCAAGCAATTTTGTTAGTTTCTAAAAACACTAGTTTTTCAGAACATGGCTTAGCAATGACAAAGGCTATCCAAGACGAAATCACGAAACGCGCCTTGAATAGCCATGTGTAAAATTTATATAGCTTCGACTTTAACAATTGAAGCAGAAAGCGAGGAGAGAAAAAAAGAAAGGAGGGGTGCTTATGCCAAACATGGATGGTGGACGTCAAAAAATCAGAGATTATCTGAAAGAACACAATTTGACGATGGCGACGCTAGCGGTACAGTATAGCATGGCTCGTCAAGATGTAACTAATATCCTGAACGGTAAGCTGAAAAATCCACAAGCAAATCAGTTCATTGCTCGGGTTATTGAAGATTTTAAAATTCGGTAGCGTAAAAAAGCACCTAACAGAAGTCAGGCGCTCAACAAAATATTCATCTAAAGTATAACACGAAAGGAGAAAAATGGAAGCAGTTGAAATTGTAAGAATTAAAGATGTGATCATCGAAAAAGTCTCTGCTAACGATGAAGAATTAGAACACATCTTTGGATGCTCAAAGCGACAAGCGGGAGACATGAGACGAGAGATGAAAAAGCTACCTAGCCAACAGAAACATCTTAGGAATGATGGCCAGCTCGTCACAATCAAAGGCTTTGACGAATATCTGCAATATCGTGGAACTCAAACTTGGAAGAAAGAAATGGTAAAAAGCAAGAAAATGAGGTCAGTCGGATGAACTTTTTAACAAAAATAAAAAACTGGTTGGAAAAAGAAATAAATACTGACTGGAGAATCGTAGCTTTGGATTTAAACAGAGCATTGATTGACCTTCAAGAGAAATATCAACAAGCAAATCAGCGTATAGCAGATCTTGAAGGAATCGTAGCAATCTATAAAGAAAAGGAAAATGCAAAATGATGGAGTACATTTACATGGTAACAATTGTTGGAATCATCCTGTGGTCGCTAGTAAATAAACTAGATGACCACGCTGAAATGAAACAGCAAGAGCGCCAGCGAATAGCAAGTAATATTGCACGCATGAACCTGAGAAGTTCAGATAAGCAATTTACGTATGATGTAGAACCGCCTGTAGGGTTAGTTAAGGAGTAGAAGATGGTAACAATCAATAAACTAGAAATCGAAAACGTCAAGCGCGTGAAGGCGGTCAAATTAGAGCCGTCAGCAACTGGCTTAACAATCGTGGGTGGAAATAACAACCAAGGTAAGACAAGCGTGCTGGACGCGATTGCTTGGGCGCTGGGTGGTAATAAGTATAAACCGAGCCAAGCTCAGAGAAAAGGCAGTACAATTCCGCCTAGCTTAAAAATCACGCTATCAAACGGCTTGATTGTGGAGCGTAGTGGAAAGAACAGCACTCTCAAGGTCATTGACCCGAGTGGTAACAAGGCTGGTCAAAACTTGCTTGATAGCTTCGTTGAGGAGTTGGCTATCAATTTGCCAAAATTCATGGAGCAGACTAGCAAAGAGAAGGCTAAAACTCTGTTGCAGATTATCGGAGTTGGTCCGCAGTTGTTTGAGTTGGAAATGCAGGAGAAAGCCAAATACGATGAACGCCACGCGATTGGTGTAATTGCTGACCAAAAGGAGAAGTTTGCTAAAGAACAACCTTACTACCCTGATGCACCGAAAGAGCTGGTCTCTATTGCTGAGCTTATCCAACAACAGCAAGCTATCCTTGCCAAAAATGGGGAGAACGCCCGTAAGCGCCAGAACTTAGTATCTATCCAAAATCAACACGCTTCAGCAACTGCAGAGGTTGAACGATTGGAACAATTGCTGGCCGATGCCAAAGAAAAAGAAAGTCAGCTAGCTCAAGACTTGGCTATCGCGAGTACAGATGCCATGGATCTTCTCGATGAATCTACTGAAGAAATTGAAAAGAACATCGCAGAGATTGACGAAATCAATCGTAAAGTGCGTGCTAATCTAGACAAGAATAAGGCAGAAGAAGATGCTAAGGTTTATCGCGAGCAATACAAGGAACTTGATAATGTGATTGATGACATCCGTAAGCAGAAGACAAACTTGCTCACGAACGCAGACTTACCGCTGCCGGGCTTATCCGTGGATGATGGAGAATTGCTCTATCTTGGTCAGCGCTGGGATAACATGTCTGGTAGTCAGCAGCTGCAAGTTGCGACCGCAATTGTGCGAAAATTGAAGCCAGAATGTGGTTTTGTGCTGATTGACAAGCTGGAGCAAATGGATCAGCAGACTTTGCAAGAATTTGGAGCATGGCTTGAACAAGAAGGTTTGCAAGCTATCGCTACAAGAGTTTCAACAGGAGACGAATGTAGCATCCTGATTGAAGACGGGTATAGCGTGAAGCCAGAGGTGGCCCAAGCACCAAAAACATGGCAAGGTGGATTTTAGAAAGGAGCAAACCTATGAGCAAACTACGAGGCTATCGGGTTATGTTAGGACTAACTCAGCAACAGATGGCGGACAAGCTAAAAATTTCTTTGCAGTCATACAACAACAAAGAATTAGGTAAAACGCCATTCAATGACAAGGAACGCCTAGCGATTAAGTCAATGGTCGCAGAAATCAAATCAGATATAACCATAGATGAACTGTTTTACAGTTAGAAAGGGGAATAATATGGCTACTGCACAATTACATAAAAAGAACTCAATGATTCTGAGGTTTCATCAGGCTGACGGAGTACATCCCAAAAATGGTGAAAAAATCAACATTTCATTTTCTGGCGTGACGACTGTTATTGAATACAAAGGTCGATTAGTCACTTGGGATATCCAGGAAATGATTAACGAAGCGATTGATTTAATTGAAAGAGAGGACGAATAATGCAAATCACAAGAGGAAAACGAGCGCGAGCTCAAAAAGTAGTTATCTACGGCCCTGAAGGAATTGGGAAATCCACGTTTGCTGCTGAATTCCCAAATGCTGTCTTCATCGATACGGAAGGGTCAACCGATAATATGGATGTGGCACGACTCGACAAGCCAACCAGCTGGACCATGCTCGTCAATGAGATCGCTTTTATCAAGGCCAATCCGACCGAGTGCGGGACACTCGTCATCGACACAATCGACTGGGCGGAAGCTTTGGCAGTTAATTACATCTGTTCGCAACATGGTAAGCAAGGGATTGAAGATTTTGGCTGGGGCAAGGGGTACACATTTGTACAAGAAGAAATGGGACGTTTCTTAAATAGCCTGTCTGACTTGGTAGATATGGGCATCAACGTGGTATTGACTGCGCACGCTCAAATCAAGAAATTTGAACAACCGGACGAGATGGGTTCTTATGACAGATACGAACTAAAGCTTGGTAAGAAGACAAGTTCCCAGACGGCACCACTTGTAAAAGAGTGGGCAGACATGGTTCTATTTGCAAACTACAAAACCTTAGTCATGACGGCCGACAATGGCAAGAAGAAGGCGCAGGGCGGTGAGCGCGTGATGTATACCAATCATCGACCGGCTTGGGATGCTAAGAATCGACATGGTTTACCAGATAAATTACCGTTCCATTATGCAGGGATTGCTCATATCTTTGCTGTCCAACAAGTACAGGCGCCTGTGCCACAACCTCAAGCAGTCGCTCCAGAACCTCAGCAGACTGTTCAGCAAGCCCCTGAGCAAGTTCAAGAAGAATTGCCTCTCGATATGTCGCAGGTAGCTGAAAAACCTCAAAATGAAGCTTCTAGCACGCCACAGACATTACCTAAACAATATCATGCAAGCTTGCCAAAGAGTTTGACGGACCTCATGTCTCAAGGTAACGTGACAGAAGAAGAACTTCAAAAAGTAGCTTACATTCGCGGGCACTTCCCGCTAGGAACTCCGATCGAAAACTTTCCGCCTGATTATTGGGATATGATTGTGGCACATTGGCAGGCAACTATGGAAGTTATTCAAAACCAAGTGCGAGCAGACCCTGAATTGCCCTTTACCGTGTAAGTTTTGGGAATTAGAAATCATAGCAAAATATAATAAGGAGTATCTATGAAAGATAAAACTATTAAAATTGATTTGTCAAAAATTGCAAATACAGCCTTACAAGAAAAGGTTGACAAAGAACTTGAAAAAGTCCTTGAGAATATTCTGGATCTCAATACAGAAGCTAAAGCAACCCGCAAGGTTACTATCACGCTAACGATGTCAACAGATGATGAGCGTACAGTCGTTAAGACAGGTATGGAAGTCAAATCTACCCTA